ATTGAGATCGGGAACCATGTTACTATACGTTTAGATTAAAGATCCGCCGATACCTCCGGAGATGGAGTAGCTGGCGTGGTCGGCGACGAGACCCTGCGCACCGCAGAGACCGCCCGGGGTCAGAGACTTACTGTAGGGGCTGCCGTTAGGAGCGCCGGCGACGCATTCCTCACTGTGGTCGAGATCGAAGAGGGAGCCCTGGCTCACGGCGTTGATGGTGATCGGCCTGGGCTGGTAGCCAGAAGACCTGCCCTGAAGAACGGTGAGCACGGAGATCAGACCCATTAACACGGCGATGTACATCACCGCATTCTTACTGGTCTTATTAAGGTTTAACATTGTACTATAACCTCAGAAAATTAAGTGCGTTAAAGAAATAACCTTAAATTATTTTTAGAAGGTAGATGGACGATAACATAATCCTCGACAGAGGACGTACCAGTGTTATGAAGTTAGACGCAGACGAGCAGGCGCTGATGGACGAGATTGAGATTTCCGTCCCCAGACCCAAGCCCGTGCAGCGTCCACAGAATACTTCGTACGGAACCCGACCTCCTGTGCAGCACCAGGAGGCGATGGATGCGTTCGTGAACCCGAACAAACAGTCAGTGCCCACGATGGGCCCGGCGGGAATCGAGGAAGAGATTGACTACGGAGACGAGGATGATATGGATTTCGGAGACGATATGGGCGGTCCTGGGATGGAGCAACCACAACAACCGTCTCAGGGCTACACGTCCATAGACGAGGAGAAATCGGACCTTCTCAATAAGCTTTCTAGGCTGGAGAAGCGGGGTTTCGCGGTGAACAAGCGGTTGAACGCCTATTCGAGCGTAGAGGATCTCCGCTCGGAGGTGAAGCGGATCACCTACAGTATCGACGTCGAGCAGTCGATTCGGTTCTCGCGGCGTATGCTGGTGGCGTGTGTCACCGGTTTAGAGTTTCTCAACAAGAGATACAACCCGTTCGAAGTTCAGCTCGAAGGCTGGTCCGAATCCGTGATGGAGAACGTCGACGACTACGATTCGGTCTTTGAGGAGCTGTACGTCAAGTATCGCTCGAAGGTCAGCGTCGCCCCAGAGGTGAAGCTCATTATGATGCTCGGTGGCTCGGCCATGATGTTCCATCTTACCAATAGTATGTTCAAAACGGCCATCCCGAATATGAATGATGTTCTGAAGCAAAACCCAGAGTTGGTGAAGAACATGATGGACGCCGTACAGAACACGGCGAGGAATCCCGGTGACGAGCCCATGACCGAACCCCCCATCGGAGGTACGGGTAACTACGAGATGAAGGGTCCTGGTATGGACATCTCCAGCTTGATGGGGGGGATAAGCATGCCTCCCCCGCCTCCAATGAACACGAACCTGAACATGAACATGAGTCGACCCCCACCCATCGAGGAGGATGACGAACTCAGTGATATTATGTCTATTTCAGGAGAAAGCACAGGCGGAGATATCAAAGAGGTGAACGTCGATTCATCCAAGCCGAAGAAGCGACGCAAGACCACAAAAAAGAACGAAATTAATTTGTGAAGTAAGTATATATGATAGCGTACTGTCCGCTAGAGGACTTGGAACCGCGGCAACAAGAAGTTGTCGCCAGCGTTCCCCAGAAAGAGGTTCCCGAAATCGGGGCCGAGGACACGGAGCTGAATTATGTCATTCTAGCTTTCATCGTAGGTGTGGTAATGTTAGCCGTTTCAGATGCAACTAAAAAGTAACCAAACACTTTCCTCTGGGAAATTCGCCCTTCTCCTGGGCGACTTTTCCGTGAATCTTGAACCCTCCGTCGCGATAGACCTTCGACCTCTTATAAAACATAGCCGTGAACACACTCCACGGATCTTGTATGTCGTAAATGTGTGGATTGTTCTTCTTCCCCTTCGTCTCTCGCATGATGCGCCCAATTGACTGGACTATGTCGGACTTTGGACTCGCCAGTATGACCGTGTCCAGGGTTGGAATGTCGAGACCTTCGTGCGCCTGACTGAACGTCGCGAATATGATCTTCTTTTTAGACGACTCTTGAAGCTGAGCCTCCTTCATCCCGCCCATGTAAAGTCCCGACGATTTCGGAAAACACTGGTGTAAAAGCTCGCAGTGAAGTCTCCTGTCGCTCAACACAAGTAATTGTCTCGTACCGGCGGACGCTTTTTTAACGAGTTCCACGAGCATCTTGTTCCTGGCGCGATCTTCCACGAGACACGTCACCATGTTGGGCATCGATATCTTACCGTTGCGCATGCTGGGTGGCGGGTTTCTGTAGTTTGGTGAATCGAACATGACCGGAAACACCTCGACCTGTTCCTGATTTTTTCGTTCCACCGCGAAAAAGGTTGGACCCATGAACCAATGGAGCACCTTGGTAAGGCCATCTTTCCTCTCGGGTGTCGCGGACAGGCCGAACACGTGCTTCGGACACATTTTAAATAAACTCTGACTGAAAACCTTCGCGCAGATGTGGTGCGCCTCGTCCACTATGAGCGTGCCAACGGTGTCGAAGTCGTTATAGGAGTACTCCTTGAGGGAGAGCGATTGAAGCATTGCGATGACGAAATCACACCCCTCCACCTCCTTTTTGTTCTGTTGGACCACACCCACGGTCGCACCGGGGCAGAACTGTTGGATGCGCTGTTTCCACTGGTCGGCGAGGAATTGTTTGTGAACCACGATCATCGTGCGATATCCCAGCTTACAAGCTATGGCCAGGGATACGGTCGTCTTGCCGTAGCCGCATGGAAGAGAAAGCACGCCGTGGCCCGCTTTAAGAGCTGCTCGGAGTGCTTCGTTTTGGCGGGTGCTGTCTCTGAGCTGACCCGCGAACTTGATTTTGATCGTCGCGGGTTCGGGTCGTTGGTCCTGCCCCGCCTGTCCAACTTTATCAACTCCGTAAAATCTTGGAACGCAGATTCCATTCTTAGTTGGTCTGAAAACTTTGAAAGGTGGCGGAGGAAATCCGAAATCGGCATTGACGATCGGTCTTACGGTAAGTTCTTTTTTTAAACCGCCGAGGACGATCACAGCTTGCCGTGGAATCTTGCTGACATCCGAACCGTTGATGATGTACCCGGTCCTCGTGAGCGTTCCCATTTTACTCATTTAAAGAGTATTCACTTTAAATAAGTACAACACCCAATGCCTACAGTAAACATTGACGAGAATATCAAGAAGGTTTCTAACACCATCGAGCAGATGACACAGGAGATTTTCAGGTTACAGGGCATGCTCCAGACTTTTCGAGACCTGAAGAAGGGTGGTCTCGATACCATCGAACTTCCTCGCGACCCCAGTCAGGCCTCCGACGAGGAGCTCGAGAAGGTCGAAGAGGAGAGCACCCAGGAGAAGCCGCAGTGATTCTCAGCGTGCCACACGCCTTTGAAGTCTACAACTATCACTATCTCATCACCCCTTATTAGAGTTTGAAGCGGTCTACCTTCGACCACGCACATCACTCTCCTATAACGGAATGGAACCTTAACTTTTAGTACTGATCCCTCGAGTGGGTCGTCCACGTGGGTGCTTTTCAAGGTGTGTCGCCTTTTCGCATGCATGTTTTCAATGATTGATCCGATTCTGTCCGGGACTTTGACCCGGATGTACTTCTTCTCATTGAAATCATACATTGGTTCGTACACTTCAGCTACAAACTTCATTGATTCTTATTACGATACACTAAAATTAAAACTATAAGTACCACAACGGTGATGGTGATGACCTGCGAGACGGTGACCTTTTTTATCGGACGCCTCGTGCCGAAACACTCGTGGCTCAGCTTCCTGGAGACCTCGACCGCAGCCTCTATGCTCGAGTAGGCCGTGTCACGGTAGGACATCATACCTACCATCGCGACATTTGGACACTTACCGAAGAATGGAACCTGACCGTTAAGACCCAACACCCCGGAAGACTGTGAAAATTCCCATTTTTCACCGGTCCATTCGCTTCCCCAACCAATCCTGATATCTGCGGGTGGTGGAAATCCGAGCTGGTGGATGACCTCACGCTTGATGACATCCGGTTCGCTGGAGAGTATCTCCTTGGTAAGGTCGCAAAGGACGCACGAGACCGTGTTGGTGCCCGGGAGATTCGAAACCAGTATGTTCCACCTGGTGCCCACCAGGATCTCGAGCTCTTCACCCGCGGGCACGAATTGGTCGTAATCCAGTAGCACACATATCGAACCGTAAGTCGCGCTTCTGATCTTCTTCTCGGCCAGTGGTCCCCAGTTATCACCGATGAGTTTTAGCGCGGGGCTGTTGTCTATGCACATGAAGAACATTCCGTCGTCGGATAACACAGTCCCATCGCTGAAAGAGGCCTCGTACCCATCGTCGCGGTACTCTATGTTCTGCAGCTCCGAGCCGAATATGAAATTCACACCCGCGTTAAGAAGTTTTTCCTCGATGGCATCGTTCATTATTTTCCCCGAAACTTTTTGGGTGTACGGAGTGGAAAAAAGTAGTTGGTCAGCGGTCTTGATGAACTCGAATGTCGACATGTGTTTCCACGTGACCCCATCGATGTTTATAGGTAAGTGCTCGATAGTTTTCTTACCACCGTCTGATAATTTATTCTCGAAATAGTCGTGTAAAGAGATTGATTTATATTTCTCGGGGGTGAACGTCACCCTGAAAAAAAGTTCCACGACCGCGACGTAATCTTTCGGTTCGAAAGTTTTTAAAGTATATTTTAAAAAGTCCGACGATGTCTTCTGGAAGAGTTCATCCCACTGGAGATCCATCTCCTTGAGAAACGAATGGGCGTTGACGAACTGGTCAAAGAGTAGCCTGTGTGCGTGAATATCACGAACTTCTGTATCAGGTTCCCACCACGAACCTCCGCAAGACGTTTTTCGTTCGTACACGGTGACTTCGTGATCGGTCGACCTGACGATCTCCCACGCGAGTGATAAACCGGTGGGGCCCGCACCGACGATATGAATCTTCATTCTACTATAGGCTCACAAATTAAATGAAGCCGGTCTTGCGGCGCTCCTCGGGGGTCTTCAAGATGTACATGACGCTCAGGAATATGACCGTGGACGCGAGGGCATACTCGATATCCCCGGTCGCACCGAATGCTATGGCCATGAGGGAGACGAGACGGAAGATCTTGTTCCCGAAAAGCTTCTCGAGGCGCTCGGGGATGGCGATCGCGTTAGGGGCGAACAAGCCCTGGTACATGATGATGAGAGAGAACACCAGGGGCTGGGCCTTGATGAAAATTTCGGTGGGTTTGGTCACCGGAGAGAAAAGGTTTTTGATCATACGAACCATTGTTTTATAATGTGTGAAGAAAAAAGTTCCTGGGTAAAGATAAGAGATATGTTATGTGTGAACCATGTCGTAAAACCGTTACCTCCACGGAATAAAATGAATACATGGAAGTTCGCCGCTAGATATATATGGAAGGATCGTTTCACCGAGGACAAAGGTGAGCTCGGTAGGTGGACCAAGAATCAGTTACTGGACCTGGGGCCGACATTTGTAAAATTGGGTCAGATAGCGTCTACGCGCAGCGATCTTTATCCACCTGAGTTCATTAAAGAGTTGGAATCTCTTCAAGACGACGTTCCACCTTTCGATTATAACCTGGTAAAAGATGATTTGAACATGGAGATATTTGAAGAATTTGAGCAAACCCCTTTCAAATCTGCGAGTATAGGTCAGGTGCACAAAGCTGTCCTTAAAAACGGGAAACGCGTAGTTGTAAAATTAAAAAGACCGGGTATCTACGAGACCATGAAATCCGACACGGCGACGGTGAAAAAGATTCTGACTTTTTTACAAAGTGTCGGTGTTGACACGGGAAACAGTTCAGAGTTTGTGTTAAATGATTCGATCGAGTATTTACTCGGGGAGGCTGATTACGTACAGGAAGTAGATAACGCTATACGATTCAGGAAGTCGCTGAAATCCCACGACTGGATCAAGGTACCTCGCATGTATAAGAAGTACTGCACGCCGGACATGATCGTGATGGAATATGTCCCATCAGAAAAGATAACAGAAATCACAAGTAAGAAGATCAATAAGAAAAAGGTGTGTGAAGCCCTAGTTAATTCGTATGTGATTCAGACTATGGACAGCGGTCTCTTTCACGGCGACCCACACCCTGGAAATTTAGGGGTCTCGAAGGATGGGAAACTGGTGTTCTATGATTTTGGTCTCCTGATTGAATTGAGTGAAGAACTAAAAAATGGATTCGGCGAATTGTTCGGGTGTATCATCAAACGAGACACACACGGAATCGTTCAAATTTTAATTAAGTTAGGGGTCATCGTGCCGACGTCTTCCGATATCAGCGATATCGAACTGTTTTTTGAGACTATCCTGGGGTATCTAGAGACTCTCGACGGGGGTGCAATAATGAACGACGAACTCGCGGCCGAACTGGCGATGGAAAAACCGTTCGTTGTGCCGACGAGTTTCGTATACCTAGCGAAGTCCTTCTCCCTCATAGAGGGTATATGCTTGCAGTTAGATCCAGATTTTGATTATTTCACGTACCTCGAACCGATGATTCAAGAACAGTTTCTAGAGTCTTTGGACATCGCTGAAATGGTGATGAACACCACAGAAATCCCGTCTAAGATTGGAAAAATCAGCTCGACTGTTCTGGGTCTGGAGAGATCCAGAGCAGCGATGAAGCGTTCGATGGTCAAAACAAGACAGGAAATACGGATAGTTCAATACAGTGTGATATGCGCGCTCCTGGCTGAGAGATTCAACGGGACACCCCTCGCCGCGTTTCTCGTGGCGTTCGCTATCTGGATCACTTTTCGTAAAGATCGATCGATTTAGCCTTGCCCTTCTTCTTCTTCTTAGTTTCCTTGACAACATCCTGATGTTCCTTAAAATACTCCTTCACACGCCTCTGCTCATCACGCGCGATGTCGCTGATCTTATCCTTGATCTTGTCAACTTCAGTCTTCCTCTGTTTCTGGATTCTTTTCCCAATCTTCTTGAAATCATCAGTCTTAGCGAACCACGTGGGGGACATTGCGATAGCGAACATAGTGTTTTGTTGTAATATGACATTAATTTTTTAAGTCCTTTATGAGATCGTCTATTCCTGTGTAATATCTACGCAGGTCCTTCATGAACCGTTTGTTATTCTCGAGAACCTCGCACTCCACTTTGTTGAGATACAACCACGCCAGGTTACACTTGGAGTACTTGGTCCGTTTCTGGTTCTCGTTGGGTTTTCTCGCCACGAGTTTTGTAGTTTTCTTCTTCTTGGACGCGGGTAGGACCTCTACCCTGTTCACGAATGAGAGCGCCTGCATGACGGTGTCCGCCAAGTCGTCTTTCTTCTTCGACTTGTTGAACGTCTCGAGCCAGTGCGCGTTCGTGGGCCCGGTCCTGATGAATTCCTCGCACCGTTGGATGGCGACTTTCTTGCGCTTGTTGTATTGCGCTTTCCCCGGACCAACGACGTCCGGGATCTTATGGCGAGCGTCGTAGAGAATCGTTTCAGCTCGAGGACACTTGATGATGAAATAGCTATGCAGAAAATGCATGACCGATATCATCTTCTTGTTCCGATCGGGTTGTTTTTCGATCAGCACGGTGTCCGCAGTTAGAATCCACGGTCGAGCGTCCAAGTGGTCCCTCATCGAGACGTAGATTCCGTTTTTGGATTCGGGGGGAATACCGTCCACGTCCCAGTTCTGCACTAAGTTCCCGTTTTTATCGTCCAAAAGACAGAGGGCCAAGTTCCTTATACCAACGTCGATGCTTAGAATCATAGTATAAGGAGTGATTGATTTCTTTAATATCCGAACTTAAATTGGGCAACAAGCCTTGTAAGGGTGTTTTTTTAATCACCACCCTTAGACATCATCATACCCACCATAGCCATCGCCGCGGAAGAACTCGAGGCGATCGCGGAAGGGATGAACGGACCGGCCATCGCGGCGCCTAAGCCAGCGCCGATACCCTCCGCGGCACCACCGACACCGGATCCGACCCCCTCTGCGGCCGTGCCGACACCACTTCCGACACCTTCGGCGACTGCCGCGTAAGCCCCACCGACACCCATGGCGGCCTCCGCCACGGCCCCGCCTGCACCTTGGGTCTTGGTAGTGGTCTTCTTCTCAGTATCGCTGACCAGTTTGTTCACTTTTTCATTTTTCTGAATAATCTTTGTGACTTGCGCTCCGATCTGCTCCGCGACGAACTTGATCTGCAGATCCTGATTGATGTCGCACGAGGTCGACGCGGCAAGGCGCATCATCTCGATGGTGGGTGGAAACCCCAAATCCTTTAAAACGCCAAACCCGAGAGGGTCCATCACCAAATTATCGATGAGGAGTTCCTGATTCGCCACGATCTGCGTTCGCAACTCGTTGACGGTTTCGTTTGTAATACTAGTGTTCATTTCGTTTCGAACGGAGTTCTTAATGTTCGTGTAATCACTACTCTCCGTAGAAGATGTGCCTCCGGCTCCAGATTCTGTTTCCGAATCTGTTTTAACTGCATTATCCAGTTCGGATTCGATTTTATCCATTAGCTCCGTAGAATCAGTTTTCTCGAACTGCGCTATAGTTTTTACATCTAGGTTCATTTTCTGGTTGATGTTCATCTTGCAGCTCAGGGCCTTGACGTTCTTCAGTACCAACTTCTGGTTAGCCAGCACAGACGAGCTTTGAACATTTTTTGTACTGTTCAATGCAGTAAAGACACTCTTGTTGACGACCTCATTGGAAACATGAGTTTCGGATTTGGATTCGGATCCACCCATTATGATTTGTACTGAGAAAAAAATCCTCGCATAAAGGTATAATGAAACTTAACCGAATCGTATTGATCATCTCAGTGATCGTTATCTCCATATGGATGTATAATCTGTACAGGAACCGATGTCTGACCATCGAGTATTATTCGACTATAACCGAAGGTCTGGCGGAGCACATCAACGATGAGAGTAAGGATCTCAACTCTCTGTACGTGATGAACTCATTCGTTCAGCTCACAGACGACGATGAAGTTGTCCAGGAAGCGTTCAACAGCGCCGAGCTCGGTGATCGCCAGACGCTGATTCTTTTACTCGAGCGAACGGAGAAGAAATAAAAATATTATAAGAAAGTAGTAAAATGATCACACTCGTCATCGCCATCGTCATCGTAATAATCTTACTGACACGCGTGAGGATGGAATCGTATGATTACAGAGAAATTAAGTCATCTGTTACGGATATTGTAGATTCCGCGTTCGAGAACGACGGGTTCAACGAGACTAACATCATGGATCTCAGATCCATCCTGGAGCCTGTGATGAAGAACGACGAAGAGATTTTAGAGATCATTTTGGACTACGCGGCGCATGATAAGGTCGACGAAGTTAGTGACATCGTTCAAATTTATTTCGACGCCTATATCAAGGCGAGATGAACACACTATTTTGGGTACTAATGGCGGCACTCGCCGTCGCGTTGACAATTAATAACATACAGAAGAAAGACAGAGCGATTGCAAAGTTTGCCGACTAAACATTTGCTACACTGGAACACACCTCCACGTGTAACAACTGAAAAAAAATCCTTATTAACTATAAGATGTCCATCGACCTGTACGCCGCTGGGCACAGGAGGAAAGATGAATGTGCCACCCATACAGACCAGAGACAACCCATGCGAGGTTACCAAGGGAAGTTCATAGACATCAGTGATTTTGTGGCGAAGTGGGGTGTTTTTAATGAAAAATCTGAGAGGCGATGGAACGCCTCAAACACCAAGGTTCTCAGCAACAAAAACGTCGAGGCTAGTACGGATTGTGTCAGGTACGCGAAAGGAACGAACGACGGTAATCACCCGTGTAAAGGTTTTGGTGCATCCACCCTAATCCTAGACAGTGACGATTTTGACAGCGACTTCGGATTTAAATGTTCAGTTCCGAACAGTGACGTGGCGACTCTCATAAATCAATTCAAAAATACACCCCACCTCAACGGTCCCGGTGTCACCGACTCAGGGGGTGCGCGTAAGAACTTCTACGACCAGATCCTTTTCGGGGTGAGCACCAAATCGGGAAAGACGGCGGGTGGTAAAGGTTTTTGTTCGGATATAGCTAACATCGATGCGGTGGTTGGACCGAACGACGAGACGTGTTTCGAAGAGATCCAGAAGAAATGGAACGCGGAGGCGGCAGACGAGTTGGGTTACGCGTACTGCAGAGCTAACCGTGATGATGAAAGGTGCTCGTGCCTAAACGTCACGGGTGTGGGATGGGTCGAGCGATGTAAGGCGCACCCTGAATATACAGGGTGTGCCGAGATCAACAAGCGTATGAAAGAGATTGAGACACTCCTGTGTCCGGAAAATCCCGATGATTGCCCATCGGTTGCCATGTACGGGGGAAACCCCGACTGCCTCGCGCCGGGTATATGCTCGGGTACGCAAGTGAATAGCGATCCGGATAAAAAGTCGTTCAGGCCGAGGATGGCGTTGGAGGCGTGTTCAACAAAACTCAGCGTGTGCAATCAACTCATCCAAGCCGACGACATAACAGCTGTCGGTAAGTTGGATATAAATCAAACGTGTGAGATCGATACAGTAGGATTGGCGGCGGACCGTGACGCCATGCGTGCGGCGATAAAAGCCGCGAGGGAAGCGCAATTACTCTGGGAACAGCAGCAGTACGAACTTCAACTTCGTCGCGATGAGAAGATGGTCGAAGACGACGAGGAGGCGGAGCGTATCCGTAATGAGATGCGATCCGACCAAAAACTGGACCGCGAGGCCGACCGAGAACTGTCCGCCCAGATGGTGGCACACAGGTCGTTGAACGTCGAGAAGAGGCGCGCGGAGAGGGAAGCGCGAGAGGATAAGTTCAGGGCGGATGATGCACAGAGGAAATTTCTGATGGAATCCGGTAAGATCGGGGGGTACGATGCCAAGACCATCACATTCGTCGTCTCGGTCATTTTTTCTGCCATCTTTGCCCTGATCGTAGCCCTCCGAGTTTGATTAAAATGTCAACCTATTTCAACTATGAAGAATTATAATTATTTTAAGCGCAAGAAGACTATTCTTATCGCGACGGCTTTGTTGATTGTGATTAGCTTGATGTATCGATACACCGAGCGGTACGATTACGGTGGTGACGAGAAAAAAGAAGTTCTGAAGAAAAACGAGGCTATCACCCAGAAAGTGAAGGATAGGAACATTACTCAGGCAGACCTGGATGAGATGATGAAACTCGTTCGATGATAAACTTAAAGAATCTTGAATAAACATTAGGATGTGGTGCTGGTGGTGTTGCCACCCCTTCGACGGGGCGGCACTCCAGATGCCTTACCGCCACGACGATAGGAGAAATATTTTTACAACTACAGGAAATTTCTGTTCTTGGAGTTGTATGAAATCTTACGCATTAGATAAATACGGTCTCAGCAGGGGAGGGATCATATGCGGAAACATAGTGATGATGCGTCGGCGCATGTATCGTCAATCGGGACACGTTAAACCGGCGCCGTGTAGGTTTAAGCTGGATGTGTTTGGTGGGGATATGACGATAGATGAGTTCAGGGAAAATCAAACCGTTGACAAGGTAGAGGCGGTTGAGGAAGTGCTCACGGTACCGTATAAAGATCACGTTATACCTTTCATTTCATCCACGCGAAAGATGGAGGAGATCAAAGCTGCGAATACTGCGGATAATAACGCACTGAAACTGAAACGGTCGAAGCCGCTGAAGAGAAATCATAATAATTTGGAGAACGCCCTAGGATTGATAATAAAACCTAAGTGATTATTTTCGAGTACGTAACCTCGACCTGCGCTCATTTGCCTGTAGTTTGCCTGCTATCTTTCGGTTATTAGCTATTTGTCGCTTGATCAGCATCGTCTTCACTTTCATTTTCCTTAATTTATTGTTCAGTGTCACCCTGTCCGTGGTCATCTTTTTTAACTTGGCGGATGCACGGGCGATAGTGACGTTATGCTTGTATTTCTCCTTGAATACCTTGAGGACCATTTTGTTATATCCGTACATTTTTATTAGACGCTCTTTCGACGAATGGTCTTCTTTCGCGGAGAAGGTGTTTTTCGGCGACGAGGACTGTTTGAATTCGAATTAGAATTCGAATTGGAGTTCCAGTTATTAACCTTGAACGGATTCGGACCGGCGAACCTCTTCATGAATTTCCTGATGGACTTTAACATATTATAATACCCTGACATTATTTTTACACCTGACAGTTTAAGCAGACAGAACCCTGGTGCACAAACTGACAACGCGCACACTCATTGAGACAAACGATTTTTTTCTTTGGTGTTTTTCCCTCGGAAAACCGTGAGAGTTCTTTTATCGTGTAAATACCGTACTGGACCATAACATCCAGTGACGGAAATCTCATATATAATTACTTATATTCAATTCTCTAATAGACAGACGGGGATTATCCACCTGAGCCATTTCGGGAGCTTCTTGCGAAGTTTGAGCATCGAAGCGAATCCATCAATGATCGGTGGAACCATCGATTTGAGCACAACCTCAAACTCGGAATCCTTCTCACCACTGTCGATCTGCTCGATGAAGTGGTTCAGCACACCGATGATCAGCTTCTTCTTCTGCGGACCGGGGAGTTTCTTGAACTTCACGGTTTCCATCATGAGTCGCGTGATGATGGGGGGTAAATCCTCCTTGGTGATTCCGTCGTCGACGTATTCAGTCTTCAGGTCGTCAATGGTCGACAGCAGACTTTGCACATCGATCTTGCCAGCGAAACGTTCTAAAAAAATATCCATATACTATAAGTATGGATTTAAATCAGATCATCTCGAGCGTGGGGTTCTCGCTCGGGGTCGTCCAGATGTTTGACCAAGTAAAAACGGCAAAGAAGAAAGTCGAGGACAAGAAAATGTTATATCTCACCTTGGCCGCGACTGTCCTGTGGGCGGTGTACCAGTTCCGAAAGTTAGGTATGGAATTCACCACTGTGTATACCTTAATCGGCCTGGCTGTTCAGATATATGTTCTAAAGCAAATCCTCGATCAGGATTAGCCGCCATGTGGCCCAGAAACTCTAGCATCTTACATTTCTCCTCTATCGAAAATGTCCCTGCCCTGCGCATCACGTAGGCCAAGAGCATCAGGAGGGTGTGTATATTTTCAATAACTTCCATCAATATCTTCCACTTGCTCTCATGGGTCCACTAAAAGGAGTACCGAGAGCGGAAGTACGACGCGAATTTGAGTTTTTAATCAGGTAATATCCACCCCCTAGCATGAGTATGTATATGGCCATATTGATGCCTCCGTAAATTTTCTCACTCTCAGGGGTGTCGCATTTCCTGTTCCAATGGATCACCGCCGACGAGGCGACGATACCGAGGATGGCGAACAGGATCGCCATGATACCACTGAGTTTTGCTCCAGCGTTTTTCACCACGAGAAGTGTAAATGGTATGGTGATCGCGATAGCCAACGTGGCGACGAGCCACTTGTTCAGGTTTTCTTGGGACTTAACCCCCGCGAGTTCCTTACACTTATTCGCGAACGTATCGATCCCGAGCGACGCGACGACGAGGTACGACGACGCGAGCATGGTGATCAGGACGATCGAACCATACGATAATGAAAAGTCGGCTCTATCAGAGAGGGAAGCATTTAAACCCTGAAAGGCACGGCTACCCCGCGCTTTTTTAAACAAACTGGACATTTTAATATAGATGAATATTTTTTTTATTCACGGATAGTTAGGGATGGATCGTTTCGAAGCACTCAAAGAATCGTGTCAAATCATGGAGGCTGCCCTGAAGCACCTGCCCACCAACCTGAAACTGGCGGAACAATACGTGCACCTCGAGCGGGAAGTCGAGGTCATCTCCGAAGTGGCGCGAGACCTCGGAGATAAACTACTGGCTGCCGAGATGCAAGCCGTCGAACTGGAGCGAGGTATCAAGTCACTTCTGTAGGATCTTGAGCACCTCGTTCACCGCGGGGTGTCTGATGATGTCGTCCTCGTCCATGTTCACGTGTTCTATGTAGTCGGTATGGTACAGGCTGAGGTTTTTGGCGAGATTCCGAAGTCCGTTTTCGTCACCGAGATCCGACTGCTGCAGGTCACCCGTGATCACGATCCTGGTTCTCGGACCGACACGCGTGAGTAGCATCAACATCTGATTGACTGTACTGTTTTGCATCTCATCCGCCAGGATCAGCGTGTCCTCGAAAGTGCGGCCTCGCATGTACCCTAAAGGTTCGATACGGATGGCTCTGTCCATCTGGTTATGTGTCAGGTACTTTTCAAAAATATCAAAAAAAGGTCTCGTCCACGGCTCCATTTTTTCATTCAGATCGCCCGGAAGGTATCCAATGTCCTCATCCGCCGCGACGATCGGGCGCGTGAGGATGACCTTCCCCTTATTGATTTGTTCAATCGCAACCTGACACGCGAGCATAGTCTTCCCACTACCGGCGGGTCCCGTGCATACCACGATGGGTTTATTAGACCTGAGTGCGAGCATGTAGTTACACTGACCCTGTGTTTTCGGAAAGTTCATTTATCATATTTAAAGTTTTTTTCCTTATATTACTTAAATGGAGTTCCACTTTGTAAAATTAAACGGGGCATATCTTTCGATGGTGGATCCCAAAATGAAACCACGGATAGTGTGTTTTTCGGAAAAGGCGACAGCCGCGACCTTCGTGAATTACGCCGCCGATTTCAGGGCCCGCACTCGTATTTGGCCGTGTTTGGATATGTCGAGAGACACGCGCAAGTTAGAGATGGGACTGGAGGTCGTCTCACCGTACGGTACACCCAATCAGATCAAAAGATTCCTAGACATCGAAACGTTCGACCTGGATTCTCTTGACAAGATCTCCGCAAAGTCGAATGTGTCATATTTTTGTGTGGTCAACTTCGATGTGACGTACAACAATGGAAACGACACCGAGACGATGAACATCAGTGGTCAAGAGATGGACGGTGACGCGAACCCCGAAGATTTCGGGGAGTGGATGGACCTGAGCTTAAAAACAAAGTGAGTGATTGATACAATGTGCGGCATACTGGTACTCTTCGGGGAAGACGTCGAGACTCCGCCGTACCTCTTGAACCACCGTGGTCCGGATGAGTACGCGAGTAAGAAGATAGGGCGGTGTCGAATGGACTTTTACCGCCTGGCGATAAACGATCTCACACCGACGGGGATGCAGCCCTTCACACGCGACAGGAAAATGTTGGTTTGTAATGGAGAGATTTACAATCACAAACAATTTCGATTCTACGATCTCAAAGGGACCTCTGATTGTGAGATTCTGATCCCCGTCATCGATTCGTTCGGTATTTTCGATGCGGTCAAGCACCACATCAACGGTGATTTCGCCCTCGTCTACACGGACGGTAAGCGCGTCATGGCCGCCAGGGATCCGTACGGTGTGCGTCCCTTGTTTTATACCAGATACGACGAAGGGTCGATAGCCTTTGCGAGCGAAGTTAAGGGATTGTTATGGCTGAACAGTGATATACACGTATTCCCGCCGGGACACATCTACGATTCCTACGTGGACGATTTCGTGTGCTACCACAACACCTACTGGCCCATGAACAGGTGCCTCGTTCACAATTACCACCGATCCGTACGAGAGGCGCTGGAGCACGCGGTCCACGACAGGCTCGAAACCACCGAGCGAGGCATAGGTTTCCTCCTCAGCGGGGGGCTGGACAGCAGTCTCATCGCGTCTATCGCCGCTCGAAAGTTGGGTACGATCAAAACGTTCTCCATTGGCCTGGAGGGAAGTCCGGATCTCACTGCCGCGCGCGTGGTGGCGGATTACCTCAAGACCGACCACACGGAGGTGACCTTCACGACGAGCGAGGGTATAAGTCACATAAACGACGTGATTCATTCGTTAGAGAGTTACGATACCACGACCGTTCGCGCGAGCACCCCTATGTGGCTGCTGTGCAGGTACATCAAGCAGAACACCGATTGTCGATACATATTCTCCGGTGAAGGGAGCGACGAAATTCTGGGTGGATACCTCTACTTCCATAACGCACCGAACGTGGATGCGTTCGCGTGTGAAAATATGCGACGCCTGAAGTTGATTCATCAGTTCGACGGACTCCGCGCTGATAGGTGTGCGGGCGCGCACGGCTTAGACCTGGTCGTACCTTTCCTGGATAAAGAGTTCGTGGAGGTGTGCATGACGATGAATCAGCAGCTTAAAATTGACCCCGTGGAGAAGCGAATTCTTCGCGAAGCCTTCGAGGGGTACTTACCAGACAAAGTTCTACT